TGAATTTATTATTTTGTGGTGGTGATTACGAAGAACTAGAAGAAATGCTACCATCAATAGAAGCATTTGCAAAAGCCGCAGGTATTAAAAGATTATACGGTGGCGGTAGAAAAGGATGGATTAGAAAAATAAAACATCTAGGTTTTGAAACAGAATATTTAATTAGAAAAGATTTATGAGTAAAGGAAAAAGCACAACAGTACAAGAAGCAAGTTTACCAGCATTTCAAGAAGCGCAATTTAAAGAACTTTTTGGCGCAGCTAGAGGGGTTGCAAGACAACCCTTTCTACCCTATACAGGTCCGATGGTCGCTGGTTTTTCTCCAGATCAACTACGACAGTTTCAGGCTACCAGAGGATTATTTGAAACAGGTATGGAGTTTGACCCAACAAAAGGGTTACAAGCTTTAGCACAAGAAGCTAGACCTGTTACTGGTCAAGTTGGTTCTTTGCTTACAGCTCCTATTAGTGAATATCAATCACCTTATCAACAACAAGTTATAGATTTAGCTATGCAAGATATACAGCGACAAGCTGATATAGCGCGTGGCGGTGCGCAGGAAAGAGCAATCAGAGCAGGCGCTTTTGGTGGTTCACGATCTGCATTATTAGAAGCAGAATCACAAAGACCTTATGCAGAGCAGATGGCTAGAACAGCTGCTGGTTTAAGACAAGCAGGCTTTGAACAAGCACAAAGAGCTGCTGAATCTGATATTTCTAGACAAATGCAAATGGCACAATTTGCTCCAGAGTTAGAATTAAGAGCAAGAGCGCAACAAGCAGGCTTATTAGGTGGCTTACAAGGACAACAGTTACAACAGTTAGGCTTATTAGGCGGTATTGGAACACAACAACAAATGCTACAACAAAGAGCTATAGATGCTCAAAGAGGCGAGTTTGCAAGAGCATTAGGTTATGGACCACAACAAATAGGTTTACTGAGTTCTGGTATGGGTGTGCCGTTAGTAGGTGGCACAACAACCACAGGACAAAAAACTGGTACAGGAGATGTTCTAGGAACAGCAGCACAGTTGGCAACTTTGTATATGATGTCTGACGAAAGACTAAAAGAAAACATTAAAGCAATAGGTACATCTGAAAACGGACACAAACTATATACTTGGGATTGGAATGATAAAGCTAAAGAGCTTGGAGTAAACGATCCAACAACAGGTGTAATCGCACAAGAAGTTATGAAGTATATGCCAGAAGCAGTAACTAAAGATGCTAATGGTTATTACATGGTTAATTACGGAGTTTTATAAATGGCATATTATAATTTTAAATACCCTTACGCTTTATCTGAATCACAACCAAGTCTTATGGGCGGTATAACTGTACCATCACAACCACAACCTAATTTACCAACTGGTGTGACACCAACAACACCACAACCACAACAAACACCCAATCCTATGGGCGATGGTAAAAACGACAGACTTGCATTAATGCTTTATGCTTTAGGTGGTGCATTGAGAGGTGATAAAAACTTTATGCAAAATACTTTGCAATTACAACAAATGCAAGAAGGTAAAAAGAAACAAAAAGAACAAGAAAAAGCTTGGGAAGCATGGAAAGATAAAAATTTAGATACATTACCTAAATCTATAAGAGATTTAACAGATATTGTAACAGCGGAACAAGGTATTAATTTAGCAATCAAAACAGCAACAACTCCTCCAGAAAAAATAACCACAGACAGAATAAGAGCTGCGTTATTTAAAAAAATAAATGATTTTGGGTATGACTCTTTAACACCAAATGAAAAAGAAACTCTTGCACAAATACAAAATTTAGATCCATACGAAAGAAGAACGAGGGGTTTAGGTAGAACACCAGGTACAGGTACAGGAAATAACATTCAAAATGGTTATATAGATACTGGTGAAACAACAGCAGATGGAAAAAAAATATTTGAAGATAAAGACGGTAATAGATTTGTAGAAACAGATTCATAAAAAATTATGCCTTTAGTTCCATTAGAAGAGTATCAACCACAAGATACAAAACAACCGCCTTCTAAATTAGTTCCATTAGAGCAATATAAGCCTCAAGAAACAGAGGAAGATGTTGGTTTTGGAACTAACACATATAGAACTTTAGTTGGAGCTGCTAGAGATGTTTTATCTAGTACACTAGATTTTGTTGGTTTTTCTAAAAAATTTAGTCCAACCGAGATTGGAAAAGCAATAGGAACTGCAAAAAAAAATAATGATGTTGATGCTTTAAATATTTTAAATAATATTATAGAACAAGAAAACATATATACAGTAGCTTCAAAAAATATACCAGAAATAAAAGAGCCTGAAAAAACAGCAGGAAAAATAGCAAGAGATGTTATAGGCTTTGGAGGATCGTATACAGCACTTGCTAAAGATGTCGGTGTTACAACAGCAAAAAAACTACCAACTATTTTAGGTTTAGGTGTTGCTGCTGAAAATATAGCTTTTTCACCAGACGAAGAAAGATTGTCAAATTTAATAGAATCTGTACCAGCACTCAGAAATCCTTTTACAGAATTCTTACAAGCAGACCCTGATGATAATGAAGCCTTGGCAAGGTTTAAAATGTCTTTAGAATCTGTTGGTTTAGCATTGCCAGTCGAGGCTTTATTTAGATTTGCTGGTAAGATTAAAACAGCAAAAGAATTAGATAAAAAATTACCAGAAGATATTGAAACAGAAAAAATATTAAAAACAGAAATAGAAGATCCAGCAATAAAAAAAGAAAAAGAATTGCCAACTCCAAATGTAGCACCATCGGATGTTGTTCCTACACTAAAAAGTAATTATGAAAGATTTATAGATACGCCAGATTTTCAACCACAATTTACAATTGATCCTTTAAAACCAGAGTTCCCAAAATATGCAGAAAATATAAATTTAAAAAGAATTGACGCTCCTATTGAAAACAAACAAAAAATAGTAGACTTGGTTGAAGAATATCAACCATCAATAACAGCAGCTAAAAATGTAACAAAGTTTGGAACAGATGGACAAGAGTTGAAAGCTTTGGCAGATGAAACTGGTTTAGATTTTGATACATTAAAAAATTTACAATACAAAGACTTATCAGGTGAAAAAAGAATTGTTTTCAATGCTCCTATAGCTTACAAAACAAGACAAATGCACTTAGATTCTTTGGCTGAAGTAACAAAACTTTCAAAACTAATGAAAGATCCTGAAAAAGCTACAGACAAGTTAAGGTTTCAATTTGATGAAGCTGTAACTAGACACGTTGCTTTATTAGAAAAACTTGTTGAAATGACAGCTGAAGCTGGTAGAACATTGGGTTCTTTCAGACAGGTTGCAAGAAGCTCTGAGATAGAACAAAGTAAAGCAATATCTAAATACTTTCAAGAAAATAAAGGCAAGAGAGAAAGCTTGGATGCTATAGCAGATGCAATTACACAATTAGAAGATCCAGCCAAAGTATCAAGATTTTTAAAAGATACTTATAAAGCATCAGGTTTAGATATGATACAAGAAGCATGGATAAATTCTTTATTATCTGCACCACCAACACACTTAGTTAATATGATTGGCAATGCGCTTAATATAGGTATGTCTGCTGGAGAACAAGTTACAGCTGCATCTTTTGGTTTATTAAAAAGAGCAAAAGAAACAGATAGAGTTACTTTTAAAGAGGTTGGAGCAAGATTAATAGGAAATGTTTTAGGCTTTATAGACGGATTAAAAGCTGGAACAAAAGCTTTAATCGATGAGGACTATCTAGCTGATCCCTTTTTGAAAGTAGAGCTTGCAAGAAAAAAAGCAATACCAGGGCTTGCAGGTAAAATCATAAGAACACCAACTAGGTTTCTTGGTGCTGAAGATTTATTTTTTAAAGGAATAAATTACAGACAAGAGCTTATGGGTTTGGCAACAAGACAAGCCTTGAAAGAAGGTAAAAGGGGTTTTAACGCTGTTAGAAAAAGAGTAAACGAAATTGTAAATAATCCAAAAGAACAATTACCAGATTTAGATATGAAGTCTGTTGATTATGCTAGGTATCAAACTTATAACAACCCATTAGGAAAGTTTGGACAAAGTTTGCAAGAAATATTAACGAAACCTGGATTTAAGCTTGGTAGGTTTATAGCACCCTTTATAAGAACTCCAATTAATATAATTAAATATGCTTTTGAAAGAACTCCAGCAGGAACTGTTACAGAAAGATATAAAAATGCAATTAAAGCTGGCGGAGCTGAAGCAGATATAGCAAGAGCAAAAATAGGATTTACAGGTGCTGTGATGTCTGCTCTTGGTTTATATGCAAATCAAGGATTGATTACAGGTAGAGGACCTGAAGATCCTAGGGAAAGAGCTGTTCTAAGAGAAACAGGATGGCAAGAATATTCAGTTAAGATAGGAAATGAATATATTTCGTATCAAAGATTTGAGCCATTTGGTATTTTGCTAGGTCTTACTGCTGATTTTGTTAATGCGGCAAATATGATTGCTGATAACAAATTAATTGAAAGAACATTAAGTCAAGAAAAAGAAGATGAAGAATTAACTGATGATATTAATAAAATGAGTGCATATCTTTTAGCATCATTTGCTGACAATATAACAAACAAAACATATCTTAGGGGTTTGTCAGACTTAATAAAAGCTATAGATGACCCAGAAAGATACGGTGGAAGATACATAACTAACTTTTTATCTAGCCCAATACCCAATGTGGTTGGTTATGTAAGAAGATATGATGACCCTGTTGTAAGAGATGTAAGAGGTTTGCAAGATGCTTTAATGAATAAAATACCTGGTATGTCAAAATCTTTACCACCAAGAAGGAATGTTTTTGGTGATCCTATAATATATACTCCAGGAGCTGCTCCAGAATCATTAGGAAAAATTGGAGAGGTATTTTCGCCAGCAAGAAAAAGTGAAATTACAAACGATTTAGTTTTTAATGAATTTCAAAGGGTTGGTTATGCACCATCTATGCCGCAAAGAAGTATAAAGGGCGTTCCTTTAACTTCAGAGCAGTATGAATATATGTTAAGTTTGCAACAAGTTTATAGAACAAAAGAACAAATAGAAGATGAAATAAAATCTCCATTATGGAATACATTTACTGATTTTGAAAAACAAGAAATATTTAAAGATATACTACAAACAAACCAAGAAGAAGCAAGAAATGAAACATTTTTTTCTCCTCTGTTTCCAGAGATTGAAAAAAAATATAACACCTTAAAAGAAAAACAGTCAGGTATAACCCAATAACCTCATGCCACGCCAATCAGAAAGAGTTGGCCGATCTGGAGAATACTTAGTAGCCTCGCTACTTTCTTTATACGCTGATACTGTAATGGTAGTTCCACATAGTGCAGAGGCAGACATTATCTTTGACGTAGACCACACGCTATATAAGTGCCAGGTTAAAACACAGTCTAAAATAAGAAACCATAGAGTGTCATGGGAATATGACTTTAGACGTGGTTCGTTTACCAAAAAAAGACATTACGAAGAAGATGCAATAGATGTTTATGCTTTGGTTGCATTAGATCCGCAAAAGGTTATGTTTACTTTTCCAGACGGCAGTAAACAGAAAACTATTAAAGACGAAGAGATGCAAGCGATGGACTCGCTAACAAATGTCAAAAACCTATTTAAAGAGCTTCGATGTCAACAGACACTTTAGGTTCTTCATAATGTTTTACAGAATTAATACCTAAAGATAACAAGTATTCAGCTACCTTATGTGGCTCTTTCTGCTCACTCTTACAAAAATCCTTAAACTTTTTAGCAAGATGTTTGTTTACATATATTGGTTTTCTTCCGTTTCTTTCTTTTAAGATTCGATCATCAAACTCATATAAGTTCATAGTTACCTCATGGTTATAGAGAAACTTCTACAGAATAATCTCCTATATTATTACCTTTTGCATCTGTTCCGTAAACCATCTGTAATTCAAGATCAATAAAGTGTTTGGCTTTTAACAAGTCAGTCACCCTATCTTGTTTCTCTCCTTTACTTCTGGTTATATACTTTAAACAACTACCTAGGTTATAAGACAGGTTGTTAGCATATATATAATCAATAGGTTGTATCTTAGTATTCTTATAATGAGTACCAGCTACTTGGTTGTTGGTTGCAAGAGCATCTATTTCTTGGTCCCAGTCCTCTTCTTTTCCTATATTTGTATGCGCATATATAGTTGTATTCTTCATAAATTTCTCCACTTTTTTTTAATAATATTAACATAATTAGTAATATTGTGTTAGTATAAACAAAAATATTAATAAAAGGGAAATTTATGGAAATATTAGAAAAGAATTTTGACATATCTAATACCATTGAAGTTGACGAACTAGCAGAGAGATGGGGTGTCAGCAAGAAAACAATCGATAATAGAAGGTATAGAGGACAAGGTCCTAACTACTTTAAGATTGGTGGTAAGATTAAATACGATCTTGATGATGTGAAAAGAATGGAACAAGACTCTTATATTTCTGTTCATGGCACACGCTAAGTTAAGTCCATCAGCAGCAAAGATATGGATGGCGTGTCCTGGTATGCCACAACTACTTGCAAGTATGGAAGTAGAATACAAAGTAGGCATACCAGCAGCGACAGGTACATTAATTCACGAAATGGTAGAGACACTTCTTAAAGGTAGATTAAATAATCTTACCTTAGAAGAATATTATCTTGATACCACCCACCATGTAGAAGATTTTGATTTGACAGTTGACCAAGAGATGATTGACTGTGCAAAAGTTTATGTAGATTACATAGACAAAAGAATGATGGAGCTTGATGTAGCAAGACCATTAATTGAAGAAAAAGTTAATATGCCAGAGATACACGAAGATTTATGGGGAACAGCAGATGCTATTCTTATTGGTAAGGATATTATAGAGATAATAGATCTTAAAACTGGTAAGTGGGCAGTAGAAGCTGACAATCCACAAATGCGAATTTATGCACTAGGAGCATTGTCAAGATACGGCGATGACTGTACGGTGCAAATGACCATCGTACAACCAAGAGGTTGGCATAAAGATGGTCATATCCGATCATACTCCATATCAGCTATTAATTTAGTTGAATGGGCTTATGAAACTTTGAAGCCAGCTGCTGAAGCTTGCTACGAAGAAATACCCACATACAA